CCTGCATATCATCACGACGTCCGGATGTGCGGCAATGGCTTACATGATAGCTAAACATTGGTAACTAACATTTAAAAACATAACATCATGTCGAATCTAATTCAGATCAAAGTAGCTGAGTTGAATCAGCTAAACCCGCTCATGATAGCGGAAGATAACAGGGTAGAACAAAAGTTCATCCAAATGTATAACGCGATCTGGGGTACCGCCCAAGGAGCGCAAATCTACGAGAAAGAGAAATTCAACTTCCGGAAGATCTTACAAGACAAGCCGGAACTGCAAAGATGCACACCGTTATCCCTCTATGGATGCTTTTTGGATATAGCGGTCAACGGCCTGTCACTTGACCCGACAGGACGGCCGCACTGTTATATTCTTCCCCGTAGCACGAAGACCGGCTATAAGGATAACAACGGTAGCGATATTTACGAACTACGTGCTTATCTCTCCATCACCGGATATGGCGAGTTAGTCATGCGACAACGTGCCGGACAAGTCCGTTACGTGGATAATCCCGTGGTTTGCTATGAGGGCGATACCTTCTCCCCCGGGTTGATCGACGGCGTAAAGACCGTGACCTACCAAGCGGCGTGCCCCCGAAAGTCCAACAAGGTGATAGGTGGTTTCTTACGTATCGTACGCTCCGACGGTACCGTGGACTGGCACTGGATGATGGAAGGCGATATCAAGCGATTGGAAGCGTACAGCTTTAAGAACAACCAGAAATGGAACCCGCAAACCCGGCAGAAAGAAGGGAAGGCCAATGCCCTTTATACCTCTAGCGAAGGAGGTATTGATCCGGGATTCTTGGAAAGCAAGCTTATCAAGCACGCTTTCGACGGATATCCCAAGGTACGCACGGGACAGTTCTCCTCATTCGAGACACAGGAGGAACCGCAAGAGATCGACTACGGACTGGAAGAAACAACCGTTATCCAGCCCAATCAAGCCGGACAGCAACCGCAAGCCCTCCAGCCCCAATCGGAAAATCCTTTACAAGGATTCGGAGAGCAACCGCAAGCGGAACCGGTTCCCGTATCTGGTATAACAGCCCAAATATCACAAGAAGATGAAGAAGCCGGATTTTAAGAGTTCAATATCAACATTCAAAATTTTATCGACATGGATACACAGAATAACAATTTACCTTTCAAGGCTAACGAGGTCATTAGCATCTTACAGACAGCCCCGGATATTCTCGCCCGTAATGAGGCGTCGGTCTCAGCTTGCACGAACGCAGGGAAAACCCTCTTGGACACGATTGAGGGAAATGGAGGTATCGGCACGGACGAGATCGACACTGCGGTACAAGAATACCTTGCGAAGTCAAAGAAGACCGTAGAGAACATGAACAACCGCCGGAAGCCGTTAACCCAAATGCTAACGGCCATATCCAAACGTTTCACGACACTAGAGGGTTCCATAGACGCCAAATCCAAGGGAACCATCCCTTATCTGCTACAGATGGAGCGTAACAAATACGCCGCCAAGAAGTTGGAAGAGCAAAAACGCCGTGAGGAAGAGGCCCGGCAAAGACAATTGGCGGAGAACGAGAAAGCCCAATACCGGGCCGACATAACGGTCTTGCTTGATACCACGTACGCCGCCTACGTCGAGAAGCATATCAACGCCTTGAACGGGATTTTCAATCGTGCCTCCCTAGCCACGTATGGGGACGTATGCCGGCAGATCACGCAAACAAGCACCGGTTTCTCATGGACAGATTTCGTGAAAAACGTCGTGGATAACAAACAGACATTCTATATGGACGGTGAGACCCGCAAAGCGATCAAGAACGAGATAGCCATCCTAAAGAAAAAAGAATATTCCGACCGATACGCTTTCGAGATCGAGGGACTGAAACAATCCTTGGTCGACCGCCTCCCATCCCTCCGGAAACAACTGGAGGAGCAAGAGGAAATTCGCAAGACCAACGCAATCGAGGCGGCACGGCTGGAGGAGGAGCGCAAACGGAAAGAGGCGGAAGAACGTCAAAAGGCCGAACTGGAACGCAAGCGCAAGGAAGAGGAAGCAAGAGCCAAGGCGGAGGCAGAGAAAGCCACCGCGGAAGTACAGGCAGCCTTCGATTTCAGTGCCGCCAGTATGTCTCCTACCCCTACCAAGGCGAAGATCAAGAAAAAGATCCAAGTCACCAATCCACAAGGATTCATGCAGGTATACCAGATGTGGTTCATGCGTGAGGGTATCAACATGAGCATGGAGGATCTTGAGAAGATCCATAAGAAGATGATCTCCTATTGCGAGAAAACAGCCAATAAGGACGGTGAGCGAATCCAGTCCGCATTCGTGAAATATGTCGATGATATAACGGCCAAGTGATATGAGAAAGCTATATCTATCCTCATGGATAAACTTCGGGAAATACAGGCGTACACCGAGTAACCTAAAAAAGATCCTCGATACGGAAGAGGGCCGCAAATGGTTCCGGTGGCTGATGGATAACACTTACGATTTTGAATTTGACTTCGCAGTCATTGAATACTTAAAACTCAAGGAAGAAGATGCAAGATACGTATTACCAACGGTCTGAGGTCAGCAACTCAGACCTGACAGAACTAAAGAACCTCCTCTATCCCCGTACGCAATACGGGGATAAGGAGAAGGCGTTCAAGTTCGGGAGTCTGGTGGATGCGATGCTGACAGAACCCGAACGGGTAAGATATGACAAACATACGGTAGATGACGTATTGTATTCCGGCGAAGATTGGGAACTGGCACAAGCCATGATCAAGTCACTCCGTATGGAAGCCCGACACGATCCGCTCATTAAGTATGCATTGGAACAATCCGATAAACAGAAATTTATGGTAAACAAAAATCAAAAATTCCAATACGGCAATTTTGAATACACACTTGACACTCGTTGCAAATGGGATTTCTGGTTTTCAGCAATGGGGTTTGGAGGAGATTTAAAAACAACTTTTGCTTCTTCTCAAAAACAATTTAATGAAGCCATAGATTTTTTCGACTGGGATCGCTCAAGAGCTTGGTATATGGACATTGCTGGAAGTAAACAAGATTTTATTGTTGCAATAAGCAAAAAGAATCAACAAATTTTCAAAGCCACTATAAAAAAAGATGACACTTTATATAAACGTGGCAAAGAAAAGTACGAAGAGCTAGCCTTCCGGTGGTGGATGCTAATAAGCTAATAGTATGAAGAATCTAATTTTAATCCTAATCGGCTGGCTAAAGTACAGGCTGGCAAAGAAATGCCCTATATGCGGAGCTTCCGTACTCGTAAAGAAATTACAGACGCATACGGGAGATACATTCAACGTATATCATTGCGGCAACTGTGGCAACGATTATATCTTAAAATAAAAATCATGAATCTCAATATCACACCGACAGACAAGATATCCAAGGAACTGGCCGCCATAGATACCTTCCTGAATATCACAATGAGCGAAGACGTACAAGAAGCTGTCCTACGTGGAAACGACCTTGCCGTCTATATCGCCCGAACCGGGAAGCTGTTAGCGGACGCTAAATATCACCTGAACGGGAAAAAGAAATCGGAAGTATTCGACACATTACGGGAAACCGCTTCACGGGCCAGAGCGACCTCAAAGGCCGTAAACGCTATCATCGACAGCCTGTGCAAGGATGAGCAATACCTAGTCGACTGGTGTGATAGATTGAACCGGACTGCGACCCACCAATTGGAATGGTGTCGCACGATAATTAGCAAGGCGAAAGCTGAAATGGCCTTAGCGCCTCAGAGTTATAACAATCCTAAATTTTAAAAGAGCATGGAAGAATTAGTAAAAGAGCAACCCGTGTACGAGATCCAGAAAGTGAAGATCAAGAACAACCAGCTCACGGCGGAGTATACGGAAAAGTTCGTGGAAGCGAACTACAAGAACAACATCCTAAAGGAATCGGAGCAGTTTATCCACCCCGATCTACTGTACGCGTTGAACCGGCTTAAGCCACACGTAGTGAGAATCTGTGAGATGCACGAGGCTACATTGGTCAATGTCGCCAATCCCTCCGACGATGATTTGAACGAGAAGCTAAAGAATATCATCGTCACCGGATACAGTAAAGGCGGTAATGATGAATCAGCCGGCGTATCAATCCAAGCGCAAAAGCTCCTGAAAAGCGGGCAGATCCTTAACCTCTCCGTCCCGTTCACCAAATATGAGGACGAGTCCGGCGACGGGTACCTTTACGGAGCCGAGTTGAAAGAGGCCATCGGTAGATGTAGCTACGAGGTGGACGCTTATCTGTTCGAAGGTAAATATGGCATCAAGCAAGAATCCTTCGATTTCGATACCCCGGAGGAATCGGATATCACGGGCGAGAAGGAAGAGAAGCCCAAGAAACGGGGACGGAAGAAAAAAGAGCAGATCAAGGAGATCGCCGAGGAGGTGAAAGCCTTCGACGAGTTCGCCTAACTAATAATAAAAACAACCGTTATGCAAATCACTTTACAAAACACGGAAAAGGGACAATGCTACGCGGTAAGGTTTGACAGGTACCGCCAGCAGGTCGTTGACAAGCTAAAGACAGCCGTCAGCGTCCGCTGGTGGGACAAGTCTACCGGAGCGTGGATGATCCCGGCCAACAATAAGTGCAAGGCGGAGCTAGACCAGCTCACCTATTACGTGAGGCACTTCGAACCCGTCAACTGGGGAGGGAACGAGTCTAAGACCGACGAGGACATAGCCTATCAAATACCGGACATGCCCGAGTTGGACGAGGATCATGGCCTAAAGATACAACCCTACCCCTATCAACTGCAAGGAATCGCACGAGGCTTACAACTAAAACGGTTTATCAATGGGGACGACATGGGCCTCGGCAAGACATTAGAGAGCATCGCTACCATCAACAAAGCTGATGCTTTCCCCTGTCTCGTTATCTGCCCCAATACGGTCAAAATCAACTGGCAACGTGAATGGCACAAGTTCACGGACAAGAAAGCCATGGTATTGACCGATTCGGTACGAACCTCATGGCCATTCTTCTGGCAAACGGGCATGAACCATGTGTTCATCGTGAACTACGAGAGCCTACGGAAGTATTTCGTACGCCGAATCAACAAATCGGAGAAATGGACGCTGAAAGACGTAGAGTTCCATAATACGATCAAGTTGTTCAAGAGCGTGATCATTGACGAATCCCATAAGGTAAAATCAACGGCTACCCAGCAAAGCAAGTTTTGCAAGGGTATCACCGCCGGGAAAGAGTGGATCATCCTGTTGACCGGTACCCCTGTCGTAAACAAGCCCAACGACCTTATATGCCAACTCGCTATCATGGACCGGATGAACGATCTCGGAGGCTGGAAATATTTCACGAGCCGCTATTGCTCCGGGCCGCACGGGGCCTCGAACTTGAAAGAGCTCAATTTCATGCTCTGGAAGCATTGTTTCTTCCGGAGGGAAAAATCCAAGGTGCTGACTCAATTACCCGACAAGGTACGGCAGATCGTGACCTGCGAGATCACCAACCGCAAGGAATACCAAGACGCCGAGCGTGACTTGGTGGATTATCTGAGACGATACAAGGAGGCCGATGATGAGAAGGTACAAAAATCGCTGAAAGGCGAGGTCATGGTACGAATCGGCATATTGAAGGACATAACGGCCCGGGGTAAGTTGAGAGAGGTGATCGATTTCGTGAAGGATTTTCGGGAGAACGGAAAGAAGATCATCCTCTTCTGCAACCTGCATGAGATCGTAGACCGGCTCCTACAGGCGTTTCCCTCGGCGGTATGTGTCACCGGACGGCAGGATATGCAACAAAAACAAGCGTCTATAGACGCTTTCCAACGGAATCCCAAGACGGACGTCATCATCTGCTCCATCAAGGCCGCGGCGGCGGGTATCACGTTGACAGCGTCAAGCAATGTCGCTTTTATCGAGCTACCGTGGACATACGCAGATTGCGACCAAGCCGAGAGCCGGGCGCATCGTATCGGCCAAAAGGACTCCGTGAATTGCTATTACCTGCTTGGCCGCAAGACCATCGACCAGAAACTCTACAGGATCATCGAGGAGAAAAAGCATATAAGCAACGCCGTGCTTGGAGCGGAGGACAATATACAAACAAACATCGTCGATATGATGGCCCGGATATTCGACGAGACCGAGGAGGAGGAATAATCATGGCAGAGGAATACATAGGGATCAACCGCTTGAAAGAACGGGAGGACGCTAATAAATATCCACGAAGGAAATGCGTAAGATGTATCCGTTATCCATGCTTCTCCGGACAAGGAATAGGTACGCACGCCATTAATCTCGCCGCTTATGGATGTAAGGATTATAAAAGTCAAACAAGATTAAAGAATATGTCGCACAATGTAAACAAAGGAGGTTCAGATGCTTAAAATATCATTGTTAATAATCGGAATGATCTCGCTAATATTCATTCTCACGTCTGGAATATCGATCCAGTTCAAGCCATTCCATATATCCCTAGCTTATCCATACTTTGGAACAGGGATGGTATTGATAGCCATTGGTTTCGCCTTGTGCTTCGGCTCGGCTTACTATCATGGAATATCAAATCATGAATATAAAGATGGTTACAGCAAAGGATTCAACGCAGGTATTGAATACATTATCGATTGGGCTAAGAATAAAAAAGAAGGCTAAAGATAACATTTTTATAGCGAGAGATAAAGACTAACAAAGAGAATAAATAAAAAGGCAGCGCCTCACAGCGCCACCCCATTACAACCTGCGACAAATATATCAAATAAAGACAACTATGGCAAGTGAGGCATTAAATAAATATATTGAGAAACGTTACGACAGGTGGCTGGATTACGCTAAGTATCACTGCTCACTTGCCGGAATGAGTAGTGAAGCTATTGACGTATTGAACGAGGTAATGTGTATGCTACTTCAAAAGCCTCTGGAACACCTCTCCCGACTTATGGAAGCCAAGCAAGGTAAATATACCGAACTTGACTGGTATATCCTGCAAATGATAAAGCTGAACGTTACCTCGGACACGTCTCCCTACCGGCATAAATACAAGCCTATCCCGGTAGATGAGAATGTGGATTGGCGAAGACTGAACATTATTGATGAGCCCGATGATAGTATTGACCGTACCGAGTATATCCGGGAACGTATGCAGGATATCCGGGATATGGTCGACCTGTTAGGGTTGTCCGAAAAAGCCAAACGGATCTTCGCTTGGAAATTCTTCGCCGGAGAGTCTTTCGCCGACTGGCCGGGGCCGGAAAGCCGGAAGGAGTTGTATGAGACCTACAAAAGCGTTTTCAATG